CCCTTGGTTAAGGGATTGGCTTCGAGCCAATGCATCATCTTGCGTCCAAGTCCCTGCTGGATCCACATATATTCAAGTGGTTCCATGGTAATGATACGCGGGCCTCTAGAATCTTTAGGGACAAGAGTGATCTTCGATACCCCATAATTGAGGCGGTCGAGACTCATATAATCTCCCTTAAGATCTCCGAGCATATTGGTATTATGAAAGAAATACTCATAATACGGAAACTGCTGGTGAATAGAGCTATAGAGTCGTGAAAACTTCCACTTCTCTTCACCCTTCTCACCAGTAGCCAGGCTACCTGGTCCATGCCTCGGGACAATGTCCTTGGGCGGGAAGTGCGAAAAAACATACCGGCAAAGAAGTGCAGCACCAGAAACGACTTGGTCGTTCAAGGCTGAAGCTTGATTGCTGTCAAGAAAGGAGGTAATAGCCGCTTCGTTTGCAACGAAGTTGTCTAGAGTAGCTGCTTCTAAGGCAGGACTATAAGGCAATTCCAACTTGTAAAATGCTTCGCAAACCTGCCGAACGTGCTTAATGCGCGTTACATATGGCATAGCAAAAAGTGACCCATCGGGGTGGTAGATCTTAGAAAAGTGAGAATATAGGAAAACTGGCAAACCAGTTCCCTTCACTTTGCTAAAACCTACTGGGACCTCTAAACGACCTGTTTTAAAGGACAGGTCCAGAGCCTTCCTAAGAGACGGAAGGTTGACGGTGAGGAACCTAATTCCCTCTGCGGAAAATCGCTTCAAGCAATACTCGAAGTCCTTCTCCGCAAAACCCAACAAAATAGGGTCGGCAGCGACGAACCGTGGCTTCAACAAGCCATTCAAACGGTCCATATAAATGGAATAGGAAGGGGACATAATCAGTCAATCCTTTCTTGGCTCCTGAGGGAACAACTCTCAGGGCATTAACCAAATAACAATGACCGCAAAAACACCTACAATCATCACCTAGCTCATGTTCTTCGCTAGGTACTGAACCAGTCATGGTAGGTTAAGACTGACCTTGAAGAAGGTTAGCAACCTTTGTGGTGTCAACGGTTACTGCACCGCCAACCAAATCACCAATGATAGCAATACCATTGTTGACATCAGTTTGGATGAAGTCACCGTTAAGAGGGTAAGCAATTGAAAGATTGATTACCATCTTGCTTGGGATCCCAGCAACCGACAACTTATCTTGAGTCAACGACACAAGAGTACGTCGAATGCGGGCACTACCTTTCCCAGTAACCTGTTGTTTTATGGTTAACAGGCGAGGGGTAGTAGGCGACGAAGCGACATCTACGCGAACAGTCCCAGAGGGGTCGCCAGCCGACTTGGCTGCGATAACCGATTGGATTGGGAAAGTGACGTCAGCCGCGGCCGCGTCCTTCAAGACTAATGGGTCTGCTAATGACATTTAAGCCTCCGTAATGTGGCTTGAACTTACTTCAATACCTTCGATAAAGGTATCGCAAGTGCAAGCTTCTGCTGAGTGTCTGTAAGCTGGGAGAAATCAATTGCTCCCAGAGTAAAAGGTAGACCGTCTAATCGTGTATAACGATCGACTACTACTGTTTGCATCAAATTATTGGTAACAGGACCGTAGAAATTCTCTACGATGAAATCGATAAGGTACCTCTCATGAACTGAAGAAGTAACCTCAGAGATTATCCAGTCACCAGTAAATGGTTGAACAGCGGCTCTTTCGAGCCAACTACCGAAAGGACCCACCCAATCAAGCATAAAGCTAAAAGGAATTGCATTCCAAACAGCTTTAGCGGGATTGTTTAGTCCAAGAGTAGCGTAGACAGACCGAAGTCCACTAAGCGCATCATTAACATCTGCCAGGTTATGGTAGAGCCTCCAAGTGGAGGTGAATTTACATTCATATGAGCGCAAAATGTAGTGATGCTT